ATCGGATGGTAGATTCTTCTCTACGTCAATTTTTAATACGGCGCGCCACTTAGCAAATCTAACACCCACGTCGTAATATTTACGACAGCGAATATCCAGATCGTCAAGACCTTGGGTAACGGTTTCGTCGTCTGTAAAATACAATGGTTTAACGCCCTTGTCTACCTTCACTCCTACCATGATACCCGCATCGAGTAACGGCTGAATCAATTTATCGCCGGTCGAATCTAGATCAAATAATGTCTCTTCGTATGTAATTACACCACTAATATGATTCCATAGGCATGGAGTATTAAATAACAACTCGCGGTATGTCTTTCGATTTTCGTGTGTATTCTCAACCCCAACACCCGCAAAACGTTTACCGATTGTAGCAGGACTCTCGTCTGCAGCCAAAATACCCTTTCCTGGCTCGCAAATCGTGCGAATCGTATCTAGAAGCTCTTCGCGATACATTACTTAGATATTAAGTAATATACCGTATCTTTATGTGTTTATTGAAAAAATATTATTATGAGAAACTCCGTATGCGAAAGCCGCCCGAGTTTAATTCGATTTATCAACGACTTCACTCAACCTGGAGGTCTCGACCACTTCCGTCGGTGAAATAATTTTATCAGGGTCAACGTCGTTGTACTGCAGACGTTCGGCAAGGTAAGCCGACAAGAAAATATGTTCGTTGGTATTTGTAACCGTGTTCACGTCGATTAATTTAATACTCATAAATAGGATATTTGTAATAAATGCTGTAATTGTATTATTATCATAAATATTCGCAAATATTCCGATGGCGCTTAATACTACATTTACAACAAAACAACTACATGCGGCTATGCCTACTCTTTGATATAAACTGTCTAGTATGAGAATTGCGTCGTGTCTCTTGGGAGATAATCGCATGAGCGCAGACCTAACCGACTCATCGTCACGAGGACGAGCCGGATTAACTTGTAAATAAGTAATCAGTTTATTTTCGCGTCGTATTTCAACGCAATACATTGCTAGAAATAGTGCACATGTGAGTGCATTGAATGCTAATATAGTTCTATGGAACGCATTTGTATTATTAAGTTTGTCCGAAATTTCACACACATTCTCCCCGCATTTCTGAGGGACAAATAATAACAAAAATGATCCAATTACAACTCGATATATTTCCATGATAAACGAAATGGATACATTTATTTTTTGTTTAAAATCCTGATCTTGTGTTGTTCCTTTACAGCCGGTAGTATCAGACATTGTATTTAGATTAAAACGTAAACGATAGCGGAGGGAGTTACTATGGTAATATAATTACTGAGTAGCCATCTATATAGTTTCAATAAATCATTTTAGAACGAAAGGGTTTAAATCGTGTATTTATAATACTTTCATAATAAAATGGATCCCTCAGATTCCAATATTCCCGAGACATTCCGATCATCGATCGTCGATTTTACAAACGACCTGTCTACTACTTTTCCAGAGTTTGCCCACATGTGGACAAAATGGGCAAGTCCCGAGGCAGGTGTAATCGAATTTAAGCAATTATTTGATCATTGTTCGCAGGTGTTTCCTGAACGGTTTTTCGACATATTAAATCAGAATGCCGCCATATTCGCACCCGATAGCCAAGTCAACACCGTATTTTTACCAAATGTTGATTTCAAATTACTATACAATTGCGAAGGGATCAGCGACCGAACCAAGGAGACATTATGGAAATATTTGCAAGTAATATTACTTATTTTAGTAAATTCTATAAAGGACAAGGTAAATTTCGGTGAAACGCTGGGCATGTTTGATAATTTGGAGGAGGGGGATTTGCATACTAAGTTACAAGATGCTATGTCTAACATTGGAAAATTTTTCGATCAAATGGAACAAAAGGGTCCGGAAGCGGATGCCCAACCGAGCAGTTCCAAGACTGCAGGTCTGCCCAAAATGGAGGAATTGCACGGTCATTTACAGGGATTATTTGACGGCAAAATTGGTAAACTAGCCAAGGAATTGGCGGAAGATATGAGTGGGGATATCGCAGCATCATTTGGTGCAGATATGGAAGGTATGACCTCAACAAAGGATGTGTTATCAAAATTGATGCAAAATCCACAGAAGATTAAGAATGTCGTTAATACGGTGAGAGAGAAGTTGGCGAGCAAGATGGAGTCCGGAGATATTTCACGCGAGGATTTAATGAAGGAGGCGTCTGAAATGATGAAAAAGATGAACGGTTTGGGCGGCGAAGGGGGTTTAGCAGATATGTTTAAAAATTTTACTGGAGGGGCAGATGGTGGCGGTATGGGTGGGATGGGCGACATGTTTAAGAATATGGCTAAGACAATGGGTATGAATATCCCAGCCGGAGCGCGCCTTGATACAAATGCGATGAACCAAGAACAACAAAAAACGACCGCGAAGGAACGATTGAAGGCGCGTGCACAGGCAAAAAATCAGGCTCAGTTTGTGAAGCAATTGGAGGAGCAAGCACGCGAGATCCAGCGCAAGAAGGAGTATGACGAGTTTATGGCGAAAAACCCGAATATATTTGATTCGAACGACCCCAATAGTTTAGTATATCGTCTAGACGGCGAAAAACAGGAGAAGTCGAGTATTCGCCCAGACGGTGAGATGTCTGCTAGTAAAAAAAAGCGGTTGAAGGAGAAGGCAAAGAAGGAGAAGGCGTCTCAACAATCGGCATAAAACCGTTTTGTTTGTAAAACATAATAATCCACACAGAATATATAGAAATGTTCCAAATAACAAAATATGTAAGTCTCCCTATATTTATTATTAGTTTCGCAATTGGGATATTTTTCGTGTGCACAACACTTGGCGATACTCGCAAAATTTATATTTATCCAACCCCGGAAAATGTGGAATTGATGACCTATCGCGATAAGGCAAGCCAGTGTTTTGCGTTCGAGCAAAAAATGGTTACTTGTCCTGCAAATCCTATGGACATTTCGAAAATACCAACACAGGGTTGACGAGATCCATGGCCAAACCCATTGTTTCCCTCCACATACCATTTATAATAATGGCATGTGTAAAAAATCAGACGATTATATATAAATATGCATCTGAAACGTTTGTTAAATACCGCTTTAGGGAAAATTTTCATATCCATTTTATTGGGTCTTGGTTTAGCAACCCTGTTTCGAAAGGTATGTAATGATAAAAACTGTTTGGATTTCAAAGGCCCCATTTTAGGAGAGATTGATGGAAAAATATACAAACATGGTGAAAAATGTTATCAATACGATTCAACATCAGTTCCATGTGATAAAAATAGGCAGATCATTGACGTAGATTGAAGTCCAATCGCGATAATCGAATAACCTGGGAATGCGCTCGCTTTAGAATGTTTAGATGTGTAATATTGTATAGTTTCCATGTCTAATTCCACTACGCGTATTTCAGATTTGGAGGAAATGGACTCCGCACAAGTTAGATACAAACCACCATCTACACAGCATATCGCAAATGAATTTTACGGAAATATATCAGGGCAACCGCAATATTCGAATCAAACACAAGGGGGTGATTCTAGTGGACAAAATTATAAACCGTTAAATATTCACCCGAACCCATATGGACATAATGCGGTTATGCCCGAAACAATGCCGAACCCGCAAGCATCCCCTCAGCGCGGACAACAGAATAATATGGGTTATATGGAAAAGGAGCAACCCGCAGTGGCCGGACAAGTAAATTATACACTAGAGAATATGCCCCCCCAGCGGCTGCCTTCTCGCGATATTCCAATGAACACCGTCGATTATCAGCAAGACGAGACGGTTCAGGCGAATCATATTCCAAAGGTAAAACTTACCTCGGATTATATTCGCGAATACGAAGCAGCGAACGAGCAAACACACACCGAACATCTAGAAAAAAAGTATCGAAGGGAGACAGCGCACACTTTAATTGGCGAGTTGCAAGTGCCCATATTGATAGCAGTGTTATATTTTATATTTCAGATGCCTATTGTGAATTCGGCTATGCGAAAATATAGTTCATTTTTGGCTATCTATCACGAGGATGGTAATTTCAATTTAATTGGATTGATAATAAAGAGTTTCTTATTTGGAACCGTTTTTTATATGTTTCACTACGTTGCTGAAAAAGTGAGCGATTGTTAACTCCAGATAAAATTGATACGCGATTTACACATTCACTTTAATATAACAACCGTCGGTAAAAATGAATCGAATTATGCAAACTTCGGCTGGCGCTTACGCACCCCTCCAAATAAACTTAACCGGAAAACTTCAATTTGGTGATATACCTATTGAAGTTTTAACAGAACATTTCAAGGATGGTCGATGGGCATCGACTCTTCTTGAAAGGTATATACCAATATTATACCCCGAACTTGTGTGGGTATCGGGAAATAAAGATCATGATCATATTGATGCCGCAGGGAACCAATACGATCTAAAATGTTTTACAAAGGGTGGTCTCAAATTTATGCCGTCCAATCAAATCGGGTCGCATCGAACATTTGATTCTAAAATTGCCCACGACAAGGCAAAAAAACTTACCTATATATGCTGCGACATTACACAGTTCCCAGTAATTACGGTGAAATTCGCAAATGGCTGTAGTCTTATTGAGAAATATCCGAAGTGCGTAATTCCGTTTAAGGACCGAGAAGCATTCTTCTCTTCTATGGAAACCGTATCGGCATCCGACGTTTCTCAAGTGCACACGGACGGAATCTAGATTTCATAACATACAAAAATAAATATTTCCAAAAAAAACTGGGCCATCCATTATATTCACCAACTCTGGTATATTACGTTTACTCGACGTTTTTTATTGTGGGTCTGGTAGAACACTTTCATTTAATTTATAGCTTTATTGAAAGCGCGAATCACCTCTGGTTTTGAGATGGATCGTGGGCCAACCGTATTGTTTGTTTCGTATTTTATCGATTGAATCGATTGTATATTATCTGATACATTTTTCCCATTTGTAAATTGAATAAAGTAATGGGACTGGGTGCTTTTATCTATAGTATTTGTGTCTATTACACCCGCATTCACACCAACCCTGCGAACCGAAATGTCGTGCAGATCCGTTTTTACAACAAACTGAAACCCACGTGGTATATCGGTTGGAATGACGTCGCGCTTCGTTTCACGTTTTTCCCATATTTGAAATACACACGGAACGTCCGTATCATGTCCTTCGATCGTAAAAGAATTCTTGGGTAAATCGGTTTCACATATCAGATGATATATTTCTGGAACCTTATTGCGCATACTCTCCTTTTTGAAACTCTTGGGCAGGATGAAAGATATGGTCTGGGCAAAAGATGCGGCTTTTCTAATAAATTTAATAGCCAATGAAGATTGGCGTCCAAATGGCGGATTACCAATCACATGAATTATTTGTGAACTATTTTCGTGGGACGAGTTCGTATATTCCAAGAAATCGAGCTGTGTAATTTCCGAATTAGCAGGAGCAATATCATAGAATGCACAATTGGGCGACAATCCCCGTATTCCTTGGATAAAAGATCCATCTCCAGCACTTGGCTCGATTAATAGATCGGTTGGGTGTATTTGTATATGCTGGGATACCATTTCAATACATTGGCGAACTATATCGGGTTTCGTGTAAAACTTGTCCAATGCATTTCGATGTAATCCGGTTGCGTTCATTTTTTATAATCACTTATTATAAAGTGATTATATCAATTTTATAATAACTTAGGATTTTTAGAGGGGTCGCCGGTTTCTAAAATAGTGAGGGCAATCCGAATGGTTTACTCACCTTCTTTTTTGATCGTTTTTTTGCGGTTTTTTTCTTGGGTTTATCGATCAAACTCATTCGGTTATCGCCGGGGGAGTTCAGTCGCTCAACTTCACCCTCGCTATCATCTGTTTGTTGTTTCACGTCAACATCAATTGCCTTATTTTTCCGTTTATCTAATTCTCCTGGGGAATATTTCAAAAAGTATTTTTCGTATTCCTCGCTTCCTCGCTTTCCTCTCAACTCTTCGAATTTTTCGGATTTTTTCGCCCGGATGCTTTCCATCGTTTCTTGGACGCCTATACATTGAGGGGTAAACCGTTTTAATACACCAGTTTGAGCCAACCTATTTTTTTGTTCCAACTCAAATAAGAACTTCGCGGTGCATAAAATACGGTCATTATAGTAATAATTCGTGCCCGCATACAAGAACGCCAAGTAAAAACTCATGATCGTATCTATTGTCGCAACATTAACCTCTTGACTGTTTATTATAATCGTATTATAATTGTGGCACGCCATTGGTTTGTATATAAAAGCTAATATGTCGTCCTTATACCGTATTTCTATATGCTCCGGCACAATTTCGCCTATTGCCGCGTGACGAATCTGCTTTACGTGTGTAAATTTTGACTCATGTAATCGTTCTTCTACGATCATTGCGGTCCTTTCAATATCTTCGGTTAATACGTCAAAGTCGGGTATTTTCTTTATAAATTGCTGTTCCTTCTTGGGCATTTCTTTCGAATATAAACTTGCCGCATACCCTCCAAAGAAAACGACACCTAGATCAACAAACGTATCGCGAACAATTGTGTATAGTTTTTCACCGTCTGTGTCGTTCTCGCTCATTTCGCGCTGAAATTCGATAGCAGAACAATCATATTCATTCTTTATTGGGTGATACTTATTTAACAAATTCAGGCGTTTTAATACCTTTTCCCACCGTGACGTGTCACCTGCCGGTCTGGATAATTCCAAATACATACTCATTCGTAAAAAGTTCGGGGGCACATATTTTATACCAGCAACTGAAACACTGTCTGCGAATAATGCATCAAATAGTTCCTTGTGTATACTCGTTATATCGGCCATGGGGATAAAATTAACGAATACTTTATATGTGCCTTCATGCACACCCGATTTTGCCTCTACATCCGTATAGCCGGCCGCGTAAAAAATATCGGTTAATTCTTTCGCATCGTGCAATGCATTCGCTGAAAAAAAGTCGTAGTCGGGAATTTCATATTCGCGATTATAAAATTGGACCTGTTTTGGTAAAATATTATTGATCGCAGTCCCTCCGTAGCATAACAATTTTTTATTCATTAAAAACTCCTCTACTATTTTAATCATTCCCTTAATCTCATCACTACTAGCAACTTTTTGTCCAAGAACCTTCTCATTTTGATCCACGGCATGGCGCAGAACCGCGAGTTCGCATTCTTGGAAATTCATAGTATTATTACATTCAGCTGGTCTAAATCGTCGCTTCACTGTTTTAGATTTTCGATAAGCCATGTTATAACTATTTTCCTATTATATTATAATAGGAAAATGTCTACGGACGATCAACATCGTGCGTGATAGCCGAAAAAGTTTGATTAAGAATGTTCGCGACTATATGTGACTGCACTCGATAATGGGACAAACGCGCTCTTGTGTTCTTTGAACATTTCTTCATATGCAGCTAAATTTGAGTCGTTATTGTAAAATGCCTGGGCAATTATTTGTGCACCGTAATTTTCGATAAGATAGAACGTATTCGAATTTGTAACGTTATTAAAAAAACTTAGGCTTGGGAATACAATTCGTAAGAGGTAAACCGATGGATCTGGTGGGTTAATCGGTTGGAATGTTAGACTATCTTCATCATACAATCGGACACTTTGACTATTGCTATTGATATTCACACAATCTGCTAAACTATAACACTCTGTATCTGTGTCTGTGCACGTGGCGTAATTATCATATCCCGGCGATGACGCGCGATCGACTATGATAATCGCTTTTCCGACCAATTCGGGTAATTGAGTGTCTAATGTAACCGGAACTGCGATATTCGAATTATTCGCACCCGCTTGTGTATACAATTTGGGAGCCATAGTTGCACGTATAATTCTCGCAATTTGCGAATAAGCAGTCGACAAATACGTTTTAATACGAAGTTGTATAAAGATCGGGTCCTTTTCATTCGGACATGTGTCGGCAAAAGCATTCGACATGACCGTTGAAAGTGCTCCCGCTAAGGATACCGCAGGAGCATCCGATGTGAATGATTCAAATGACGATTTGTTATTTGAATATGCGACAATAGGCACACCGTCTTTCATATAGACCTCAAAATCTAGGAATCGACATCCTCTAGATAATGCATATTTTATCATATTCAAATTCATATATCCACCGGTGTATGCAGTATTTGACGATGCCTTAATACAATAATTTCGCAATGAATTATCGATAGTTGGATCAAATGAGGCGTTTGATATACCCACGCCAGAGTTTGATTTTTCAACTACACTTAATTGAGCGATTTGCTTAGCATTTGGAGTATCTACGAAGGCGGGTTCCGACATACCAGGTTTATTCCCCTTTATTTTAATAATCATGTTATAGATAATATAGACCGCGACTGCAGTAAAACCTAATATTAAAACGTAGTCTATTAGACCGGTTATCAATATATTCATTGTATATAATGAATATATAAAGTAATTACGTGAACAAAAATATAGACACTTATTATATATTTATTTATTCATAATGGCCGGCGGATTATTAAATATAGTTTCGGTTGGAAAGGCAAATGTGATATTAACCGGAAATCCATCAAAAACATTTTTTAAGGTAACTTATTCGAAATATACAAATTTTGGTTTACAAAAGTTTCGCTTGGATTTCGACGGTTTACGTGAACTTAGGTTGACCGAACCGTCTAAATACACATTCAAAATAAAGCGGTATGCCGATTTGTTAATGGATACCTATCTAGTGATAAATCTTCCGGATATATGGAGTCCGATTTGGGAACCGAGTGCACAAACCGGCAATGTATGGTCTCCATATGATTTTAAATGGATCGATAATCTTGGTAGTCAACTCATACAAGACATTGAAATTGTCTGTGGGGCGAACACATTACAGAAATATTCCGGCCAATACTTGAATGCGATGGTAAAACGTGACTTCAATACACAAAAACTCGAATTGTTTGATGCTATGACGGGAAATATTCCTTCGCTAAATGACCCGGCAAACGACCCTGAACGTGTAACCGCATATCCGTTCAAAGCAAATGCGTATCCTTCTGCGAAATATACTTCAAATGCTTCTGGCGCGGAACCATCTATACGCGGACGTGCATTGTATATACCATTAAATGCATGGTTTACATTAGACAGTCGATGTGCATTTCCTTTAATCGCTCTTCAATACCAAGAATTGATTATTAATGTAACTTTGCGCCCGATCGCGGATATATTCCAGGTCCGAGACGTGTTCAATCCTACCGAGGGATTTCCATATATAAAAATACGAGCGGGCGAAAATCAATTTCAAATGTATCGATTCTTACAAACCCCTCCTTCAACCGATATATCAACTACAAATTATAGCAATACCACAAATAGTTGGAATGCGGATGTGCATTTATTATCAACATATTGTTTTTTATCCGAGGAAGAACAGTCATTATTTGCGGCACAAGACCAGGTTTATTTAGTCAAAGAAATCTACGAGTATGATTTTTTGAATGTAGTCGGATCGAATCGCGTGAAATTGCAATCCGCGTCGGGAATGGTCGCAGATTGGATGTGGTATTTCCAGAGAAATGATGCTTTTATTCGAAATGAATGGACTAATTATACAAATTGGCCATATAAGACGATTCCATCCAATGTCGTTTTGGACACATCCAGCAATCTGTATATTTCTGGCGATTACAGCTCGGCAAACAATCGGCCAATTATGGAAACATTTGGTATATTATTTGGTGGTGATTATAGAGAAATCTCTATGCCTCGTGGGATATTCGATTATGTTGAAAAATACACTCGGACCCAGGGATTCGCGAAAGAGGGTCTTTATTGTTATAATTTTTGTTTAAACACGAGTCCATATGATTATCAGCCATCTGGTGCAGTAAATACAAGCCGATTTAAAACAGTTGAATTTGAATTCACCACGTATATGCCGCCGATTGATATCAGTGGGTCAACTGTGAATATTCAATGCGACCCAAATGGCGTCCCTATTTCGGTATCTTCGAAGCCCGCGTGGGCACTATACGTATATAATTATAACTTGCATGTGTTTGAAGAACGATATAATGTATTATCATTTGTTGGTGGAAATTGCGCGTTGATGTATGCGCGATAATCATTTAACTCATTGGTCAATCGCCGTCATAGTTTGGTCGAAGCACTCTCGCAGGAGTTAATATTTAGAATGTTGTCCATACTTTATTTATCGTGTTAAATATCATATTCTATTATATACACATTATACAATATAATATGGGAAAATGGAATAAGAAATGGGATAATACATGCGATAATGATGAAGATATAACAGACGATCCCGAAATAAATGAGTTAAAGAAAAAGATGCGAAAAAGATGTAAGATCCGTCGCGATAATCCAAAACAGATTGTCGAATTTGAAGATATATATGAGCGCCCTCAACCGTCCAACATAAGAGAAGGATTCTCTGCTACAGAAGATGCTAAAAAAATAGATCCCCCAAAAATAAAGGCGGCCTTACAGAATTTGTCCAAGCAAGGAGAAGGCATTGGTCAAGGAACCGCATCCGCGATCAATAAATTAAGCGCAGAACTATCAAACACGTTCGATAGTTTGAATGATCTTGGAGATTTAAATTTTAATCTTGAAGATTTGTTTAAGGATGCCGGGAATCCATTTGACGAATTTTCAGACGACACATTTGCGAAGGATTTTAAAGAGAACACAAAGGGTATCAAAGAAGCAGCGAATGAAGTATCAAATTCGATGTTGTCCGTGTCGAAAATGTTAACAAACGTGTTCAAAAAGATCGGTTCCTATATACGCATGATAAAGATACAAATTATGTTATTGTTATTACGATCAAATCGTTACATTAAAACGCTTATCACAAACATAGCAAATGCACTTACTAGTAATACTGCGACAAATTCCGAAATTACTACGTTTCAAGAACAGACTCAAAAATTCGTTACTATATTGATGACCTGGTTTTTTGTGTATAATTGGTATTATATTGTATTCTTCTTGGAAGATTCTGATAATGTTCGGTATACATTTAACACGGACGCGCTGCAGGGTAAAAGCAAGGTATTGTATGGTATGTTTGGACCCGCGTTTCGATCAATCGAATGGATAAATTACCTTATAATCGGATTTGGTAAAAAAATAAAGGAATGGAAAATATTGAATGCATTTGTTATGTTTTTCCTATTCGTCATATTTTTTATTCTAGTTCATATGAATTTTCAGACATCTATATTGACGAACTTTTTCAGTGCGATGAGCGGGCGATATAGCTTATCGCTACTTACATTGTTTACTATTATAGTCGTTGCGATTTACAGTTTATCATTCTTATTTGGATCGCCGATCAATAACAATCTATCGATACAATCATGGATTTCGAGTGCTGCGACAGGTGGAGTGTTTTCGATGTGTTTTTTCATAGTATTGACTATATTATTTTTTATAATGTATGTGATGTGGGCATCTGCTGTAAATATCCCGCTCGGTATATTGTTGGTATCAACATATTTTGTGGTATATTCGTTTATGGGCGTTTTTGTATACGAAGGATTCAATTGTTTTAATATTATTGCTGGTATTAATGATACAATCGATACGATTAAGCCAGATTTGGAGGCCGAGGCATGTAAACCCGAATTTGAATGGTCAAAGATACCAAGATATATCTACGATTGGACATCTAGAATGATAACATATGCGTCCGTTAACATGTTCGAGATCATAATTATATTAACATTACTTGGTGGAATTGGAGTATATCGCAAACAGTGGACCACTGCCGCAGCAGGTAAAGTTGGCTCGATATTTTCCGGACCGTTTAGTATTCAAGAATCATTTAAACATCTGTTTACTTGGTTGATATTAATTAACGTGTTGATAGTTATTCTTATGTGCATGAATTTGTATAATAAATATAAAATTATTACAGGGATCGCTTCTGGTGGCGATGGAATAACCGATATAACAAAAACCGACCAAACGATGCGGTCACGCATGGCTGCGTTAAATAATAGTGGGCCTTATAGTATGCCGGTTATGAATGAATCGAAAGTAAATAAGCGAATGCTTGATGTAAATGCGACAATATTACCGAATAATATAACACCAAACCCACTATCTGGTGCGGCGATTGTTCCAGTTCCTTCTATAACTGCTGTCGAGAAAGGTATCGATTCTGCAAAAAATATTACTACCGATCCTGTTGAGAACGGTGTCGGTGTTGCAAAAAATATTACTACCGATCCTGTTGAGAAAGGTGTCGATGCTGTGGAGAAAGATACTACTGTTCCGATCCCGACTAATGTCGCAGGCGATGTTAATGCTTCTACGAATGCCGCTGGTGGTGCAGGTAAACAGAGAGAAGTTCCTTAACCATAATCGAAAGAGTCTAATATAAAACAACATAAAATAATATATTGTTTTACATTTAAGATGGCCAAATCTAAAAATAAAAATAATCATCTACCGTTAGTGTCTGTATGCACACCCACATTCAATCGTAGACCATTTATTGAAATGATGTTTCAATGTTTTATAAACCAAACCTATCCAAGAAGTCGAATGGAATGGATCATCGTTGACGACGGCACTGATAAAATCCAAGATTTGGTAAATGCTTCAAATATTTCACAAATTAAATATTTCGCACTTGATCAAAAAATGACTTTGGGTGCGAAGCGCAACTTCATGCACTCAAAGACGACCGGAGATATTATTGTCTATATGGATGATGATGATTATTATCCACCCGAACGCGTTGAACATGCTGTCGAAGCACTTACATTAAACAAGGTAGCAATGTGCGCGGGAGCGAGTGAAATATATGTGTATTTTAAACATATTCAAAAGATGTATCAAAGTGGACCATACGGTCCCAATCATGCGACTGCGGGAACATTCGCATTCCGGAAACAATTACTCGATCACTGTCGATACGATGACGGAGCATCTCTTGCAGAAGAACGATCATTTCTGAAAAATTTCACGATTCCCATGGTTCAACTCGACCCATTAAAAACTATATTAGTATTCTCACACGTGCATAATACTTTTGATAAGCGCAATATGTTAAACAATGTCCATCCGCAATATTTCAGAGAAAGTCCAAGATCCGTATCTGAATTTATTCGTAAATCATCGGAAAAACAAATACACGATTTTTTTATGAAAGACATAGATGTCTTGTTAAGTGCCTACAAACCAGGTGAACCTGCGATGAAACCCGACGTTTTAAAACAAATAAAGGAGATTGACGCCGAACGAAGTCGTATGGCCGAATCTCAATCACAGCCGCAAATTATGATCGAAAAACCAGGCGAAGGACGTCGCCCGATGACTGCACAGGAGATTATCGCATTATTGGGACAACAACACGAACAAATACGTAGATTAAATGCGAGAATTCAAGAACTTGAATCTACACAGACCGTGCTACGCATGTCTCAGGAGTTTACTAGGTAAGAGTCGACAAGGATCCTATTTATTCACGTCATATGCATGTTCGCGCAACCAAATATTGGCTATGTATTTTTTCCCGGATATTACCGGTGTTCCTGCGTGGAGCGAAAGGGGGTGGCACTTCCCGCCATTTTTCTCCAATGAATAGAATAAAAGAGCCGTATTTTTAGGAGGCTTGTAACTAGTATTCAGTTTGGGAAAATGCGTTGCCCCGCCTTCATATTGATCATTCAGATATATCAGCATTGTAACTATACGTTGCCCTCCATTTTTTTCGAATTCTACGCATTCTTCTCTGTCGTCACATGATGCATCATAATGAGGGCGATAATATCCATTGGGTTCGTATTCAACGACCTGCATTTTTTCCGCATTTTCGAACGGAAGATTAGTCAGCGAACACACCCTGTGTATTATATTCGCAACCACCGGATCGTCTCTAGATAACCACGCAGTTTTGCTCTGTCGCACATTTTCGAGAGAACCGCTTACCAATAGACTCTCCCTAAACATCGGACCCGCATTTTTTAAAATATAATCGTTCTCGTCTGGCGTAACAAAGTCCGGGTGTAATACTGGATATATATATTCAGAATCTATGCTACTATATCCGCGCCCTTTGTGTTGAGTTACAGTATATTTGTTATATATTTCATATAATATAAGCACTAACACAACTACTAACGCAAGTTGTATTATTAATGAAAGAATATCCGCAAAGTCCATTCCTATATACAGAATGAATATAGTTTTTATTCTAAATTGCGTCATTTCCGGTGAATATTCGAGTCAGTTTTTCTAACATCACAAATGTGATTATCGAATGGGGAATGCTCTTAAATAAACTTGCGACCGTCCCTTTATAGAATCCGAGGAGTCCACATTGGGTATAGGTTGTCGATATAATGTCCTTTACCGAGATTTTTGATTGATTTGCTTGTAGTTTTGATTTGATCACGTCAATTGGGTTACTCACCAATACGCCCGTCCCGGTTCCTAATATCGCCGCAATAAAATGGAGCGTGCTTGTCCCCTCTAATTCAGGACGTGCACGTTGAACTATTGTTTTGCATTCGGCATAAACCGATAATCTTATACTATTAAATACAGACGATCGAACGGAAGATACATGCGCCCCCTTTAAAAACCCTGAAATACCATGATCCGTGTATATTTTATGTGCACCTGTTATCATGGAAACCGGTGGAATTTTTGGATTAATTGCTCGAACTAGCACAACTTCACTTGGCGTTCCGGTTAGTCCGCTAATTGCGCCCGAAATCGCGCCAAATAACGCCTTGTTGGTAAAATTTGGTTCTAATCCATGTTCGCGTTTATGTCGTTGAATCAATTCTGCGAATATGGTTACATTGGGAACAGAATAAGTCATTTGACGTAATAATCCGGCGGCATATCCTCGATACAAATATGAAATTGTATATTGAGCCATTATATTGGTCTGCTGCGAAATACGTATTACATCGAGCGGATGCACAACAGTTGTCGCAGTAAATGCCGACATAGTGCTAGATAATAGTCGAATATGTTTATCATCGGATGGTTTCAATCCGAAACTCATTCGACTAACGTTTTTGTCCATATGTATGAAATATAATATTTTATTTCAAAATATTATATTATATATGTTGTTCATTATACATTCAAACCTTTTTAATCCGAGCCCCTTCGAATAACATGTTCGAATTTTAATCCAGATAGTCGACCACGGTTGTTTTGAATAACATACCAGTCACTAAATATGGGTCGCAATTCGCACCCGGTCGTCTGTCCTCAAAATATCCCTTTTTATCGCGAATCGATTCATTTCCTATGCGAATGGATGAACCGCGATTTCCGATTCCCACCGAGAATTTATTATATGGGGACGTTTCATGTGCACCGCTCAATCGTTGATCATTATTTTTACCATATACACTCATATGTTCCATATGTTTATGCGACAATTTGTCGACCGCATCGTATATAAAGTCCAGCCCCGTTTTATCGCCGGCTCCTTCGCGCATGTTTTTTGTGCTGTAATTTGCATGGCATCCAGATCCATTCCAATCTCCCTTCAATGGCTTTGGTTCGATATTTATCACAACACCGTGTTTCTCAGATACGCGCTCCAACAAATAGCGAGCCATCCATAAATGATCGCCTTGTTCAATACCCACACACGGGCCTATTTGAAACTCCCATTGACCCGCGGCTACTTCAGCATTAATACCGCTAATCGTGAGCCCGGCATCAATGCACGCACGTAAATGCTCTTCGGCAACTTCACGTCCAAATGCATTTGCCGAGCCGGCACTGCAGTAAAACTGTCCCTGTTTCTTATCATCACCATATCCGAGCGGTTTTGACGATATTGAATCCATCATAAAATATTCCTGTTCTAAACCAAACCAGGGTTCTTCATCTAAAGCTTGGTCAAAAATATTTGCCGCCCATTGACGATGGTTGTTCAACGCAGGTTCACCGCTCGGTTTAAATGTATCGCACATTACTATTTTATGTGGCGCGCCACGAAACGGGTCGTTAAATAATGCTCGTGGGGTTATCAAAATTTCGGATGCATGGCCGGCGGCTTGATTTGTGGAACTACCGTCGTAGTTCCAAGTGGGCAAATCATTCACCGAATTGACCGGGCAATTCATGACCCGACCTTTGCTGCGCAGTTCGTAATCACCACCGATCCATACATATTCAACGATTGTTTTTGAAGACATTGAATATATTATATATAATTAATATAATATAATATTATGAGTTAGGAACACATATTTTCAAAATCCTTCGTCTATATTTACTCTAAAAATTCATCATCAATAGTCACGACAAAATCTTTCTTCGACGTCTTGTCCAAAAAACGATACATCCGCCGAACATCTAATTTGGATATATTATATCCATCAAAATGCTCATCTATTTGTGAACAATTCTCAGAAATAGTCAATATGTCGGCCGATTCGGTTGATATGCACGACGTTCGAAACTCTTGAAAAAATGCGATAAGATCGGTCTTGTCCATATTCATTTCCAAGCACATGTTTGATATGAACGTTTGATTATTATATTCGGTAGAATATTTTGTTAAAACCTTTGTAAATCGTATTTCGTCATGATGAAATGCGCGCTTATTACTAGCAAGCGTGTTATGATACAATTTATTGTTGTAAAATGTTTTTATCAATGAACTCATCTCATTGAAAATCCAAATCTGGTTTTGAAACGTAATGCGATCGATATAGTCGGCAAAACACATATTATCCAAGAGTTTCACATAAAACGTTAACTGGTTTGATTGGGGCATTGTATTTAAAGCATCTGCGATGTTTTCATGCCATAATAGGGCAATGACCGTTCGGTCGGTATCATTCATGCGTGTATTGTGATCTTTAAATGGTATGTATTCGTTAAATAATGTTGACGTAAGCCTCTTGGAATCTTCATTATAAGACTTTATCTGAAAAATATTTTGAAGTATGTCGTCGGTTAAAAGATGTGATTTATTCGCATATAGGTTTTCAACAAACAATAATTTACGTATATCTCCCTGAATATAATTTAATAGCATTTCTCTGTGTGGATCAATAGTAGATCGCGAAATGTTTCGTTCCAATAACTCTTCTATGTGATCACGAGTTGGCGATTTTAACTCAAATGTATGACATACTTTCATCAACTCCCTTATTTTTTTGTCCATATAATAATTTCCAATGCAAATAATTGGATTAAGAGTAACACTTTCCAAGCGCTGTTTCTGCGTTTTTTTCTGACGAATCAATTTGATTAATGCGTTGATTCCACCCTTGTCTCCATTGTTCATTCCGTCGATTTCATCCATTACTATCGCTATTTTTTTGACCTTTTTATTCATCATATCCAAGACATTGCGATTCGATATATTATTACATGTAATAGTATCAACTAACGCCTTATTTCGAACATCACCCGCATCATATGTAATTACATCATATCCCAATTTTGTTAACAAATTTGTAACAAAAAATGTTTTGCCCGATCCTGGCGAACCGTATATATATATACCCTTTTTGAAATGAACGTCGGAGCATCTGTCTTCAAAAGATGATAATATATTTGTTATTTCGTTCACTATAGAAGATCGTTCCAATGTTGCGGAGAAGTCGTCGCCGTCCTCTTTGCGATGTGAACGAGTTGATGTGTGATAATTTGTAGACATACTTATTTGAGATAATATATGTGTTCTACTCTAACTGTTTTTAATAATACAAATTATTAAACGAATGATTTGTATTATGTGTGGAATAGAGACACTATCCAAGGTTTATGTGAATTGAGAGAAATCATTTGTAATGGGCATAAAATCACTGCCTTGGGAATTGCATGATTGATAATTACTATAACCACCACTATTGTATGCGTAATCATACCCTCCTTGTTGCTGCTGGGGATACCCTCCTTGTTGCTGTTGAGGATACCCTCCTTGTTGCTGTTGAGGATACCCTCCTTGTTGCTGCTGAGGATACCCTCCCTGTTGCTGTTGAGGATACCCTCCCTGTTGCTGTTGATAGTATTGAGCATTGGACGCCAATCCGAGTAATCCAGAACCTGCGCCAGAAATAAGACCAGTCGCGTCCGAACTGACTGATTTCACCACATCCGCCGTTCCTCTCCCCAAACTCGCGAGTCCACTTCCGATACCCGATGCTATATCAGATACTCCGGACGCTGCTCCTTTCACCAAATCGCTCGCAGTATCAATCGTTTTACCAACTATATTGCCCGCAGTATCAACGGTAGTAGTAACTACATTACCAGCCGTTCCGACCGTCTTGGTGATTGTATTT